TACATCAAAATTATAAGCTAATTCTCTAATTTTTCTTTTTGCTCTTTGTAAAAATAAAGTAGCATTACCAACTGCTACAGCATCTACATTAGCTCCACCATTATTTGTTTGTTTTTTAATCAATATATTTGTTGGAGTAACAGAGCTGTCATCTCCACCTCCACTAACTGCAAATTCACCACCGGCAGTTCCAATAATTAGAGTTCTTGTTGCTGACATAAATCTAATTGCATTAACTTGGTTAGATGCGATTGTATAAATAATTGCATCATCATCAGCTACAGTACCACCAATATTAGCATCCATGTTTTCATAATCACCAGATTTTGAAAAATAAACTGTTTGTGGATTACTTAATGTTGCGGCAAAAACTAATCTTTGTTCAAAAAATGTTACGCAGGAAGGATGACCTGTGGTATCAGAAAATGCTCCTAAGTACCAAGCTGTAATAGCATTTGTATTTGTAAAGGCGGTTGTAATGGTTGCGACTGCAACAGTTGAATTTGTCCTAGCGGTTATTTTTGCATAGCCACCATTAAAATGAATTTGTCTACCCACATCTGTTGCTAACCATCCTTGGTCATCATTAATTCCAGTTGTGGCAGAGGCTGTAATATTAACTCCAGTTCCAACACCTGAAGATGCTGGTGTTAAAGTTGTTGCTGTTGTATTAACATCTATAAATGGTCCATTGGTAAAATCTACATCAGCTAATGTCCAAGAAGTATGACCAGTACGAGATAGTTTTTCTACCTCATGGTTTGGATGGGTAATGTACATAACATCAGCAGATTGAGCAAATTTTATATCAAATAATTCTGCTTCTAAATAAGGAGAGGCAATTGTATAAACTTTATTAGCAGTTCCTGCTGAACTATAAGCAGTATATCCTGAACTGTTTATATCAACACTATCTTTATCTTGTAGTTCAAATGTATTGGTAGTTACACCTGCAACTAAAAATCTTTTATTATTTACTTCAGTCATTCCTACAACTGAAGTAATTTTTATTTCATCACCATTAGAATAACCATGTGAACTAGATGTAACTACTGCAGGATTAGCTTGAGTAATTCCTGTAATAGTTTTATCACCTTCTAGTATTGCACCATTGTCTTTAAAAAATCTTATTTTTAAATTTGAAAATTCAAGAATATAAGTTTGTGTTGTTGAAAATTCAAAAGGTATTAATCTTGTTTTTTTTGAACTATCAGTAACTTCAGCTACATGAGTTGTACCTGGTCTACGAGCCGCAGCTCCATGAGGATAGATAACTAAATTTTCTAAATTTGAACATCCTGCAGCATATTTTGTTAGGTCTGTTCTTCCATCTAATCTAGGTGATAATTCACCTGCGGTAAAATTTGTAAGTTGTGCAGCTACTCTAGCCATATATTAAAACCTTGAATTAATAAATGAACCTGCGTCTATAACATCTGCCATTCCTAAATCGTGATCTACATTCTGACCTTCAGTTGAATCTACAAATCTAGCATCTTTTAATTTTTCTTGATATGATAAAATCATATTTTGTGATGTTGTGTTGTTAGATGTTACTGCATAAGCAATGTCTGCACCTAAAGCTGCAGATAATGTTTCTCTTAATAGTTCATCATATTCATTGGGATCAGTAACTCTTGAAATATATAATATTTTCATAGTGGATGCGTTACTTAATATTTTTCTACCTTCCACTTTATAGTTTGAATCGTAATCTAATACTCTAAGTAATCTTAAACAATTTGCTGGTAAGGTATAAGCATAGGTAAAACCCCATGCCGGTGAAGTAGTTGATGCAGCTAGTTCTAATCTTGCTTGTAAACAATTCCAAGGATGTGTTCTAAACAAAGCATCTCTAACTTGAGTGTATCTTGAATTGCAAAGTCTAGCGTTTTTTGAATCTTCTGTTAAGGATAGGATTGTTGATGCTCCTAATTGATTTAATGCTCCATTACAAATATCTACTACTGATGCCATATTACTTCCTTATAATATACTTACGCCTTATTTGTCTATCTCTTTCTAAAGCAAATATCTCTTCTTCTGTTCTTTCTTGTTTAGTATCAAATCCATAATGATATTTAGGACCATACTGAAACCGGTCTACAAGAACATATCTGTATACATAATTATTTTTTTTAAAATGTAGTACAGGTTTTAAATCTTTAATCTGTTTCATGCTAAACAGGCGAGGTTCAGTCTCCCTCTACTCGCCTGTTTAATTCTATTTATTAGTCAATTACATAAGTTATGTAACCGCAAAGATCGTCTCCATCTGCTAAAGCAGCTATTGCTAAAGCAGTAATTTCAACGCCATCGTTACTTTCAAATGTATAAGTTCCACCTTTCAGCTTTCCAGCTGCGATGTTACTTTCCATATCGAAATATCCGACAGTATCTACATCTAAACCATCCACTAAACCATCAACATCTAATGCAACTGCATCTCCGTCTAAGTCTGTGTATGCTTTCCAACCAATATCCATTGTTTGTGAACTGGTTACCCAGTTACAATAGAATCTTGATAGACCGCCTAATATTTTAACTTTACCTGCTGGTAATTTACCTAAAGTAACAGTTGAGTTTGCATCTCCGGCTCCGTCTTGGTCATGTGTAAAATACAAGGTTCTTAATTTACCATGTTTATCTACAGTATTTGACTTAACGAGAGGAGTTGCAGTTTCTATAGTGTACTCAGCACTCTTTTGTGTTGTAACAGCCATTATATTTTCCTCCTATTACGCTTCGGTACATTGTACTTCAACAACTTTAGCTTCTTCCATTCTAGTAGCACCGATGCTCATGCAGTAGTACACTTGAGTGGCATAAGATTTATCAGCTCTTTCGTCTATTCTAGCGGAAATATCTTTTCCGATACCTAGAGCTATTCCATCTTGTGCGTAAGCTATGCAAGATCTAGTTGTGCTATCTAATGCAAGTCTGTTTGATACAATGAAGTTGAAACCAAGATATGAATTAACTTCACCAGTAGCCAATGCTTTGACTGTGTTGAAATCTGAACTCGTTACCTCAGTTATATTTAAAAGACCACTAATCTGCTTTGGTGATACTATAATGTGTCTTGGTATAGAAGGATCTACATCGCTTAAATCAAGAATTTGTTTTGCTTCTCTTAATTTAGCAATAGTTAAAACACCAGAACCATGTACGATTTGATTCGCATTGGATGTGCTAACTGATCCTGTCTCACCAGTATACGCAGTACCTAGTGCAGCAGATATGATCACATCATCTATTGCTCTTCCCATTGCCATAGCAGCGGCTTGAGCATAAGATGAAGTCGGATCTATTAAGAGTCTAACTTTGTCTTGTTGATCTATTAAATCAGCAAATTCATAATCAGCCAAAGATAATCTACGCCTTGCGTGAGGTGTGTCTATCTGTGGAGTATCTGAATGTCTGCTAGTCTTTTCAACAGCAGTTACTGAGCCAACTTGATCTAAGAAAGCATTTTTTCCTGTAATGCTTTCTACTCTGACTTTGTCTCTTAATAACGATCCCATTTGTTGAGATAGCATTTGTACGTTAGCAGAATACTGCTGTACAAAAGCTGTCGTTACTTGTGATGACATAATTGTCTCTCCATATTATTATTGATTAAATCAGAAAGGTTCTCCACCAATAGGTAGGCATCTCTTAGGTTTAAAGTCTTTTAGACTAGAGTCTTTTGCTGCTTGTCAATAAGGTTCTTGCGAATTTTCTTATAATTAATCCCTTATAATATTTTTAATAATAATACAAGGGATTAAAATTATTATTATTTAGTATCGCTATTCAACATTTCTCTTAATGTAAGCATTTGTTGTATAGATTTATCATGTTCAGGATGTCCCTTAATATGATAAGGATGAGCTTTATCATTCATCATTTGTGAGATTTCCTGCTCAATATTTTTAACGCTATCAACATTTTCGCTTTCAGTTGTAACCATTTTATCTTCAGAAAACATAGAGGCTATCTTTGAAAAACCTTTTATAATTTCTGAATTATCACCAACTCTAGTACCATCTTGTAATACTAAATCTAAAACTCCTGGCATATTAGCTTTTGCTACTGCACCAGCTTGTTTTACTTTAGCATCATAATCTCTACCCCATTCTTGTCTTAAATGTTGTTCTGCTTGAGCTTGTGAAGTTTCAATATCTATTTTTGATTGTTGTGCAGAGCCTTCCATATTATTTTTATAAAACTCTAATATTCCTTGAGCCTGTTTATTATTTAAACCTAATTTATGAGATTGCTCGGCAAAGGATTTAATTTGATTTTCATCCATTGCTACAATTTCTGAATTAATATCTAAATCATATTTTTCAGCAGACTCTGGTCTACCCAATTTACTGTATGCTTCATCCCACGCTTCTTGAGTTGAATTATTTGTTGGTATTGCTATTTTATCCTGACCAATCATTTTTACTGCATTGATATAAGATTTAGCTAAAGCATCTGCTTCAGTAAATTTTTCAATGTTAGGATCATTTCTATAGACTTCGCTAATAGAATCTTTCCAAGTTGATTGTTGTGGTGCAGGTGTATCTGCTCCTCTAACTGCTTTAGGAGCTGCTACTGGTGTTTCTTCTGTCTGTGCTGTAGTCGTTTTTTCTACAGGCACAGTTTCCTGTGTTATCTGTTCGCTTGACATTTTTATTTACCTTTTTCATTTTCATTTTGCAGCATTGATTTAATAAATAGAAGAACGCTGCGTTGTCCTTCCATATATGCACTCTCATGGCTATCACCTTTTACATTAGTGGTAGAATGATAATGACATCTTTTTTCAAGATCAGCTAAGATTACTTTACCCTCGCCTGAATTAAACATAATTTTATAATTGTTTTTTAAATTTTGTATATGTTTTTCTAGTTGTTTTGAATCCATATTATCCAGCTTCTGCGTTTGCTATTGCTTTTGCTTCTTCTGGCAATGCTTTCGCTAGTGGTGCTATATCTCCTCCGGCTTGTGCAACTTGTTGCATCTGAGCCATTTGTTGTTGTTGTTCAGCTTGTGCTGCTTGTTCTTCTCTTTCAGCATTAACTTGTGATTGTGTCTTTAATATTTTTTGCGGAACGCCAACAATACTTGCAACATGTTTAACTAACGCATCAAAATTAATATAATCAAATACAGGAGCAACATTTGCAAGACTACCTAATATTTCTATTGCTCTAGTTATTGATGAAAGTTCTGAAGATTTTTGTGCTTTAGCAAGAGGTGAAACATATTCTATTTCTATATCTTGATCTGATAAAAATTCAGGAGCAGGAGTAAATTGTTCTCTTCTTAATAAAATATTAAAAGTTCTATCAATAAGTGGTTTTAATAATTCTGATTGTAGTCTACCTAATACCGGTCCTAGTAATCTCATCTTCTCTTCATTTCTTTGGATTACTTCTGTTGCTGTCATTTGTGGACCTTGTTGTAATTGTAATTGGTTTACATAAAACACTTCTCTAATGGAGTCTCTTCTTTGCTGTTCCATATTTAAACCCAATGGATTATTTGCTCCAATGTTTAAAGGTTCAATTCTATCTCTAGTGCCTGATCTATAAAAATTTAATCCACCTGGTACAGTTCTGACTGGAAGTAGGAAACCATCATCAGGAACTAATAGAGGTGGGTCTACTTGTTTCTGTGCAGCTTTGATTGTGGTTTTTGACATTTCATTTAGCATCTTCACATCCGGTAGTGCTGTCATTGCAGGTGATCTACCATAAATTTCATGTGATGCTTTTAAATATCTAGGACATACAAAAGGAAATTCTTGAAATCCAGATATAGATAATTCGTTACCATTCTTCATTTCAATATAAACAGATTCAAATGGCATATTTTCTTGATCTTTTAAATTAGGATTAAAGTCTGATCTTGGATAAACTGCGTGTAATAATTCTACATCTTGATAAGGATCTTTTTGTGAAAGTGCCAACACATCTGGTGATATTTTATTTTCAAAAGAAAATGCTTGAACTACAGCTCTGGCTGATAAATTAAATTTTCTATAAACAGTATCTATTCTACCTTTTTCATCTTCAGCAATATAAATTTCTTTAACATGTCTTGTAGAAAATTTTAATATTTCTTTATCATCTTCCTGTACATACATACAAGAAGTTCCAAAAGTAATTAAATCGTGATACAGTTCAAAAATTTCTTGTTGAAAGTTTGAGCTATTAAATGCGGTGTACATAGTTTCAGTCGCACTTTCCAACCAAAGTTTTGCTTCTTCCTCTGAATTTATATCTTCATTTTTAAATTTTAAAGTAAACCAAGGAGTAGAAGGATTAGTCAACATTCCATGTAGGGATGCGGCTAATAATTCTACTGCTTGTAAGGGAGAAGAATCAAAGATCATTTCTGTTCGTTTATCACCTCTGGCTCTGTGTTTGGTTACATCTGCTTTTCTTGGCATCATGTAATCAGCAACTTCTTGCCAATGTGTTTCCCAGGTTTGTCTTTGACTTTTTAATCTATCAAATCTTGATAATAGTTTTTTTGTTAAATCTGTCTTAGCCATTAAACATATCCTAATAAAGTTTTCTTACCTAGTGTAAGTTTATCTTTTGATTGAGCATAAATATTCATTTTTCTTCCTCTTGCTTTTACTCTTCTCTTAGTTAATTTTGTCTCGGCAGCATTAGTAGCATCTGATTGTGATACTTCAGCTTCTGTTGGAGCAGCCGCTAAAATTGTTTGACCACCTACAACTTTTTTAACAGGAGGTCCTCCATTACCACCTGGATCTGTTTCTCCAAATGGATTTTGATTGCTACGCATTATATCTAATCTTGTTTTTCTATAAAGTTTTTGTTTGTCAGCTAATGGTAAAGCATCAAACTCTATTTTTGTTGGAAGATAAGTTTTATTACTTCTAATTCTTTTATAATTTTTATCAAAGAAGGCTCTGTTTTTTACAGAAGCTCCTGTAAAAGAATCTAATATAGATGCAACTGCAGCCATAGATCCAGTTGTAGTTTTCATTGGTGGCATCTTAGTATGTACAAATTCACTACGATGTGGCATACTAGAATCTGTATTATATTTAATTTTAGGTTTACTTTTAGTTTTTTGTATTCCTCTTTCTCTAGCTGTATTTCCATGAACATCTGTGCCACCTTTCTGAGCTTTTCCCATTGATGTTCCTGATCTTCCATAATGATGTGGCATAATTAATTTATCCTAATAGCGTATCTAACGCTTCCTCTTTATCCTCTTGTATTCCAAGAGGTCCTGTTAATATTGTTGATTGTCTACCTGACTTTCTTCTACGAATAGCGGCTTGTTCTTTTGCAATTCTTTCTTTATCTTCCGAGGATACTTCAGACTTTGGTGGCTCTGGTGGCGGTGCAACTGCTGGAAGTGGTGGCATTTTTGGTCTGAATATTGATCCCATTTATATAATCCTATAACTATTATCTGCTATACTTTGTGGAGCAGTTTGTCT